ATCAGCGTAGCATTGGCCGATCCGTTGAAGGCAATCACGCTGGTGTTCGCTTGCGGGAACATCAGGTAAACGCCTGCCGGGATGACCGTACCGTTGCCGGTGCTGACAGAAGTTACGGTGGTGGTAAGAAAATACGCACCAGCCGTGTTGGTGGTGGCATTTGCCAGGATGATTTTGTTTGTGGACAGTGACATCTTCTACTCCTTACAGTGAGAGGTAGTTGTAGTTGCTGACCACGGTCATCGCTTTCGGCTTGACGTTGACAAGTTCTGCAATCATCAGAACTGCACCAACATAGCCGATCTGCCAGTTCGGGAGAGTGGACTCAAAACCCGTAAACACGAACGAACCTTGCTCATGGATGTAGAGCGACAGGTAGTTGGTGTTCAGGAAGTACACAGTACCTTCTGGGCAATACGGATCTGGGTAGATCGGAACGCCAGCAACCATCAGGGCGCGGAATGCAGCCTGGGGGCCATTGTTGTCGCCATCAAATCCCGAACCGGGGGTGATGACGTACTGCTCTTGACCAACAAAGTCTTGAGCCAACAGGGTCCAAGTACCGAAACCGCAAACACCAAACGAAGGCATCTCAGCGCCGTTCTTCACAGTGCCGGAGATGTATTGCAGGATGTTCTGACGGGTCGGGTTCTTAGAACCAGCGTCATAGGCTTTGGACTGCCACCAGCTATAGGCCGAGCGGCTGATGTTACCGTAGGTGCCAGAGGCGCTAACGGCAGCAGGCAGACCGATGAACTGCTGAGTGTTGGTCGTGTTGTTGTACAGCGCGGTTGCCATAGCATCCATCATGACGTTGGTCGCGTCATTCATACGCGCTTCGATCAGGGGGATGATGGCTGCGTCTTGCTGAACGGCACCTTCCATACCGAGGAACGGCACGGGAGAAATCATCAGCTTCAAGTCAAACTCAGCGTTGTAAGCGCCTTGCTGGACTGACGGCTGAGCGAACGAGCCGCTGTAGTCAGACCATTGAGCGTTCACGAACTGAGAGCCTTGGACGGGCACAGTTACGGAAGACACACCACCAGAGGCTTGCTGACTGTTAGCAATCAGTGCCGCCATCAAGGGCGTAGAGTTATAAAGTTGAACAACCAGCTTAGGAATGAACGCACGCCGAGTGACATAAGTCAGTTCGGTGAACTGCGAACTACCTGTTGCCGGAAGAATACCGCCACCAATAGGCATGGTTCTCTCCTAGAAAAAAATACCCTCTTTTACAGACCAATGGGTCGCATGGGTTTGCGAACATCATTGAGCGCTCTCACAGCTTCTTCACGGGCAGCGTTAGCAGGGTTCTTCCAGAACTTGTTCAGGTCAAAAGATTTGACTGCTGAAGGTTGGTAGCCGGAAGGGGTCGGCACTGCTGCCTGTTTCATCCACTGGTGATACTGTGCCGCAGTCTCATGGTCGGCGATTTTCTTCTCCAGCATGAGTTTTTCTACAGCATCAATTTCGTCTTCATTGTCTACTAGACCCTTCTTCACCAGCGACTGCCGACGCTTGTCCAGCATTTCCTGAGCTTCTTTAGCTTGGAGCTTTGCACGGATAGCGTCATTTTCCTGGCGCATCTGACTGATAGCGGAGGTGGTCCGATCATCAATCTCAAGCTCAGGAATTGGCAGGTCAGGATTGACTTTCTTGGTCATACGCAAGAAGTCTTTGCGGGTTTCTGGGTTGTCAGCAAGTCGCTGAGCCAAAGCCGCAAGCTCATCCCGAGCCTGGGGAGAAAGATTTTCTAGAGACATTTGTTACCCTCTTTATACGATTAAATGACTTTTTTGCCGTCACCCGGCTTTTTCACAGCCATGCCGGTCTTGCCCACTTTGTTGGGGGCAGACAGACCGCCGAGTTCTGCAAAGCGCGGGGTATTGGTGATAGCACCGTGCTGTTGATTGTTGTCGGTGGGGCGGCGGGGAGCAGCAGCGCCACGAGGCTTAAACAAATCCATGATGGACTCCTTTTACATAGGGGGTGGTTTTGGCATACCACCGGCAGGCGGCATACCAGGGACGGGCGCTTGTGCTAGAGCTTTTCCTTCAGGCGTTGCGCCACCAGCTTGAGGGAGCGATTGCAGCATCTGAAGAATTTCAGCTTGCTGAAGTTCGTTGGTCTGACCCTTACGAGGGCCGAGTACGCCAGTCAGATTGCGGATAGCGTCTAGCGTCTTCTTAGCTTCTGCCGACTCTGGTCCGAGAGCGGGGATGGATTGCTCTAGCAGATCCATAGCCATGCCGATGTTAATCATCGCGGCTTCCCGGCTACCCATCTTGGGTTCGGGAGTAGACATGGGAGCGGAAATTGGAGGAGTCTCAGCATCCGTCATCGGTGCTGGCATATCAGGATTGGCACCAGGGGCCATGCCTGGGATTGGCGCAGGAGCGCCTGCCGAGCGAACGCCCTTCATCAACTCCATCAATTTGTCTGCCGGAACACTCATCTGAACTCCTTAGCACGAGTTTGTAAGCGATTACAAACTTTTTTGCAATAGGTCGGGGCATTTTATGTCAGCCCCGAAAGACAAATCCTTACGGATTACTTGCGGCTTTTACGGCCTTTGCGAGCTTTACGTGCCATGATAGCGACTCCTTAGCTAGCGGTCACCTACTTCAAAGGGGAGGCAGCCACACCCTTTATCCCTTGCGGGGAATTAACGACGGGTCTTGCGACCGCGCTTCATTTTGCGTCCGTACATGATTGCTCCTTAACGACGAGTGTAGTCCCGTTGACTACGCCCGGAGTAGTTTTTATACCCTGTCTGACGCATTGTCAAGTTAGGGCTCGCTTCGCCTCTTTTCAGCGACTCTGTTGTCACCCGAGGCTGGTCAGCTTTGGGCTGTGTCATAGAACTTGTTCCGGGTGCTGCTGCCATCATCCCACCTGTTTGAGTTGAGGTTTGCCTTCAGACTTACCTTCTGGCTTAGGCTGTGCGGCTTGCTGAGCTTTCTCAGCTTCTTGCTTTTCTTGTTGCTTCTTGAGCCGGTCTTTGAGCATCTGCTTCATTGGCGGGTCAATCAAGTCAAGCAAGGATTCTTTGTCAATGACCTGGGCCTTGAACAAGTTAAACGCCATCGTCCGTAGGTCTTCCATGAAGATTGGACTGTTGGAGTGTGCGTCAACCTTGACCACATAGTCTTTGGTGAACTGCTCTGCAATGAACGGAACACCGTTGTCGTCTACGAAGTGCGTATCGTCATACTCCTGCATACAGCGCAGGTAAAGAGTTGCGAGTTTCTCTAGCGAGTCTTCGACAACGAGGGCACGTTTCTTGGCACGGCTGGAGCCAAGACGGGCAAGCTGGGAAGCATGACCTGACGACCTCACGCCTGATTCGCCACGACCCTGCAAAACACTGACGATACCGCTAGCCTCCTCAAACATACTGTCTATTTCCTGAATCTCACGGAATAGATCGGGAGGAATCTGAGGAGCAAGTTTCTCAACCTTGGCGTTGGGCATATCAGTAGCAAGCAGGCCACCAGCGCGGTTGAGAGCAAAGTTCTTTTCATCTAGGATACCCGTGAACCCGATGAGAGCAGTAGGAGGCGAGACTTGCTTGCTTAGCAGGTCAAGAATCTCAGCCATCCGCTTGTTACGAAGCTGCTGCAAGAAGATGAGTCGCTGTACCTCTGACATTCCCCAGAAATAGTCATACAGCGGGTTGGGACAGATCTGCACGAACGGAATCTCGCCCTTGAGGAACATTGATTCGTTCGGACGGTCATAGATGATGACATCAGGCTCTGCCTTGGTGACCACTTGGTAGTCTTGAATGTCATCATTCCAGACGTACAACTCGGTCATCTCAATCGTATCTTCAGCAACCTCTGCCTTGTAGCGGTTCATGCCCCCAAGATCGAGGTTCACATTGCCGTACATGGTCGGATTTGTTTGCGAAAGAATGATTCGCTCTATGCCGTTAGCCACTTCTGTGCGCTCATGAGGCATGGAAGACACCCGTCTTACCAGCTCTTCTCGCCGAGGATGGCTCCACAACTGGCTGTAAAGCTCAGACTTGGTGATGTAGTAGGTGTGAACAAAGGCTTCTTGGTTGTCCAAACCGGGGATATCTTCCCGCAAAACCCCTATGCAAGCAGGCTCCACGTAGTGTGGATGGGGGTTTTTGCCCTTCATAACCAGCTTAATGAACCCGCTGTTGTAGCAAAGTGCCCAGGTAGTTGCCAGTGCGAACTTCTGGTCTGCGTTGCTGTCTAGCCAGCGGTCATTCAGAGAGCGGGTAAGGACGGGAATCTTGGTGTATTCGGCCTTCTTAACCGCAGCACCAACGTTGATGCTGAACCGAGTTGTCTCTGCTGAGTAGAGAAAGCTAGTCAGTTGGTCAATGTGGGGATAGATCTTGTTGTACAGAGCCGGTGACTCGTCTGGGCCATTGCCAAACAAGTACCAACTCCGTAGCGAGCCGTAGTCAACCTTGCGAGTTTCCCGCGACACCAAGCACTTCTGAATGAGACTGAGATAGAACTCCTCTCTTTCAACTGGCTCGGTAGGTATTCTCATGATTTGCTGACCTGAAGGTTCTCGTGGTCCTTCATAATAACGCTAGCCTTTGGACCCGTCAAATTGCCAGCAGACTTAGGGTTAATACTTACCGCTTCGTCTTTTACTGGCTTGAACTGACCGCCCATGACGGACTTCATGCTTATGCCGCCACCGCCACCCCAGATGGCTTGGTCACCAGGGCGTGGGCCTTGTTGTTTTTGCTGCTCCTTCATGGCGTTGTCAGCCTCGGCAAACTGCTTGTCAGACAGCTTGTTGTGGCGTTTGAGGTAGCCAGTTTGGTGTTCTCCCTCGCGGGTTGTCTTGATATCGGTCATGTCGTAGTCAATAGCAAGCTGCTGGACGGTCTTGTCCGTGCGCTTGGTCTTATCTGACTTCAGGCCGACAGGCTTGAGGAACACGACGCTGAGTTCTCCTTTGCAGTTTTTCATGGGGCACTTGGGTTCCCATGCTTCAAAGATGCCGTGTGTTTCGCAGAAGTAGTCTTTCA